GGAAGTGGTCGTGTATCAATGGCGCATGGTCGGACATCACAGGCGGTAGGCGTTAATGGTCAACTGGTCGAGTATCGTTATGATGGCACGGTTAAAACCGTCTCAAACTGGCCTACAGACAGCGGTTTTACTCAGTATGAGTTAGGCTCAGTCCGCGACATTACGCGCTTACGTGGGCGTTATGCGTGGTCAAAAGACGGAACTGATTCATGGTTCATCACTGACCTTGAAGACGAATCACATCCTGACCGCTACAGCGCACAATATCGTGCCGAGTCGCAGCCTGACGGCATCATCGGCATCGGAACATGGCGAGACTTCATCGTCTGCTTTGGCTCATCGACGATTGAATATTTCTCCCTGACGGGCGCAACCACTGTTGGTGCCGCTTTGTATGTCGCCCAGCCATCGTTGATGGTGCAAAAAGGAATCGCCGGAACCTACTGCAAAACGCCATTCGCTGATTCGTATGCGTTTATCAGCAATCCGGCAACGGGTGCGCCGTCTGTATACATCATCGGATCAGGTCAGGTATCACCAATCGCCAGCGCGAGCATTGAGAAAATACTCCGCTCCTACACTGCTGATGAACTGGCTGATGGTGTGATGGAATCGCTGCGATTTGATGCTCATGAGTTGCTGATTATCCACCTTCCGCGCCATGTCCTCGTGTACGACGCATCTTCAAGCGCCAATGGTCCGCAATGGTGTGTGCTGAAAACAGGCCTGTATGACCATGTGTACCGCGCTATTGACTTCATTTACGAAGGAAATCAGATAACGTGTGGCGATAAGCTGGAATCTGTTACCGGGAAACTGCAATTCGACATCAGCAGCCAGTACGACAAGCAACAGGAACATATTTTATATTCTCCTTTAATAAAGGCAGATAACGTTTTAATAAATGACCTTGAATTAGAAACATCTGGCGGCGTGTGTGATAGAATAGATAGAATATTTATATCAGCAACTACAGATGGAATTAATTACGGTCGTGAGCAAATGGTCGTATTACAAAAACCATTTGTATATGACAATCGCGTTTTATGGCGAAAAGTTGGTCGAGTTAGACGCCTCATTGGATTTAAATTCAGAGTTATTGCAAAAGGTCCTGTTACATTATCAGGCCTTTCTATTCGTGTAACATAAATCGAAACTAAAGGAGTAGATATGTTGAGTGAAAACGCAAAAGATATTCCTGGATATGAAGGTTTATATGCCGTAACAGAGGATGGGCGAGTATATTCTCACTCACGTGTTGTTAAGGCTGCGCATGGCAGCACGCAACTCAGAAAGGGGCGGTGGCTAAAACAACACGAGAATAATAAAGGTTATCTATATTTGCCACTTAGTGTTGATGGAGTTAAAGTAAAATGGCTTGTGCATAGGCTTGTCGCTCTTGCTTTCGTCCCCAACCCAGAAGGCAAGCCGTTCATAAATCACATAGATAACAACCCAAAAAATAATAATGCTTCTAATTTAGAGTGGTGCACTCAAAAGGAGAATATGAAGCATTGCTCATCTCAAGGCAGGGTGAAGTTTCCGGCTTTAAAAGGAGAAAATAATCCAATTTCAAAGCTCTCATATGAGCAAGTAATAGAAATAAAGAAATCAAAGGGAGTTAATCAAAGAGAGCTTGCTAAAAAATACTGTGTCAGTCAGACGGTGATTCACAATATCCAGTCTGGTAAATCGTGGAGGCATGTTAATGGCTGATTCGAATCTCAATGAGCCGGTAATCATTCAGGCTACACGGCTCGATACATCAATCCTTCCACGCAATATCTTCTCGCAGTCATATCTGCTGTACGTTATCGCACAGGGTACTGATGTTGGTAACGTGGCGAACAAGGCCAACGAGGCCGGACAAGGCGCTTATGATGCACAGGTCAGGAACGATGAGCAGGATGTGATTCTGGTTGATCACGAAATTCGACTGGCATCGGCTGAAGCGAAGATACAGGACCACGAAACAAGGATCACTAACGCAGAAGCGGCGATAGTCGGCCTTGATTCGCGATTAACGACAGCAGAAAACGATATTGATTATCTGACGGATGAAGTTGTCGCCATTCAAAACACGCTTTCAGACCATGAGACGCGCATCGATGCTCTTGAGTATGCCACTACTCGCAAGAAATCAGAGGTTGTTTACTCTGGCGTATCTGTAACTATCCCGACAGCGCCGACCAACCTTGTTAGCCTGCTGAAAACGCTCACGCCGTCATCCGGCACGTTGGCACCATTCTTCGACACCGTTAACAACAAGATGGTTGTGTTTAACGAGAACAAAACCCTGTTCTTCAAGCTGTCGATTGTCGGGACGTGGCCCAGCGGAACCGCCAACAGGTCAATGCAGCTAACTTTTTCCGGCTCTGTTCCTGACACACTGGTAAGCAGTCGCAACTCGGCGACAACAACCGACAACATCCTGTTAGCTACGTTCTTTAGCGTTGATAAAGACGGCTTTCTTGCCACAAATGGCAGCACGTTAACCATTCAGTCTAATGGTGCGGCGTTTACTGCCACAACCATCAAAATCATTGCGGAGCAGTGATGGAAATAAAGCTCATCGATAATCCGGTGAAGCTTGCAGAATTCCTCAACAACCCGGCAAACACGGGAAATATCGTAGACAGTGGAGATAAATACTACATCAAGCCTGATGCGGTATACCTCGGCATCTACGAAGGATTAGTGCTGGCTGGCGTTCATGAAGTGCGTAACTTCTGGCATAGCGTTGTTGAATGCCATGCGGTGTACGACCCCGGATTCCGTGGTGAATATGCACTGCAAGGGCATCGATTATTCTGCAAATGGCTTCTCGAAAACTCACCATTCCTTAACAGCATCACCATGGTTCCTGACACAACGAAATACGGACGGTCAATTATCCGTTTGCTTGGCGCTACCCGTGTTGGTCACCTTGATGATGCTTATACCAGCAATGGAAAGCCTGTAGGAATCACGATTTATCAGTTACCGCGCTCAAAATACGAGGAGCTAAAGAATGTTAATTTTCCAGATTGCCAATAAGCACCTCAGCAAAGCTGTGTACTGCAAAGGTGGCAGTGATAGCGGAGCAAAAGAGCAGGCCCGCGCAACTGAAAAGGGTATCGAATTGCAGCGTGAAATGTGGCAGACGAACATGCAGAACCTTGCACCGTTCACGCCACTCGCTCAGCAGTACGTATCACAGTTGCAGAATCTTTCTTCTCTTCAGGGGCAAGGTCAGGCGCTTAACCAGTATTACAACTCCCAGCAGTACAAAGACCTTGCAGGGCAGGCGCGCTATCAGAGTCTGGCAGCAGCAGAGGCAACGGGTGGATTAGGCTCTACAGCGACAGGAAACCAGTTAGCAGCAATCGCACCTACACTCGGTCAAAACTGGCTGTCAGGTCAGATGAACAACTACAACAATCTGGCAAACATTGGCCTTGGTGCTCTTACAGGTCAGGCAAACGCCGGGCAGAACTACGCTAACAACGTCAGCCAGTTGTACCAACAGCAGGCGGCAGCAGCGGCAGCAAATGCGAATAAGCCTTCAGGCCTACAGAGTTTTGCTACAGGTGCCATTGGTGGGGCCGCATCAGGTGCAATGATTGGTAGTGCAGTTCCTGTTATTGGGACTGGTATTGGTGCTCTTGCTGGCGGTGTTATCGGTGGTCTTGGATCATTGTTTTAAGGTGGGAATATGGCTACTTGGCAACAAGGAATCAACTCAGGCGGTTTTCTTGCTGGTATCGGTGGGCAAAACTCAAATGCGCCAAAGGCAAGTGATGTAAGTGAGGCGTTGGCCTATATTCGCCAGAACAACGAAATGGAGCGCTCAGGTCGCAATAACATCGGCCTTCAGGCGTTGCAGGGGCTTGGTAGTGTCGCTCAAACATATCAAGCCGCAAAGCAACAGGAAGTGGATGCTGCATTCCAAAAAGAATATGCGGCAGCCATCCAGTCAGGTGATCGACAGCAGGTGCGAGATCTGATGACCAAATATCCTGGTCAATTAGAGAAGATTCAGTCTGGTATGAAGTGGGCAGACGAAGACCAGCGTGATGAAATTGGCAATCTAGCGGCAGGCGGTCAAATTGCCTCCATGATGGGTGGTGATGCATTTAGCAAGTGGATTGGAAACAATGCAACCAGATTGTCTAATCAGGGGGTAGACCCACAACAACTCCTCAGCATGTATCAAAAAGACCCACAAGCAACATCACAACTTATCGGACAATATGGTCAGTTTGCATTAGGCCATGAAAAGTATTGGGATTTGCAGGACAAGATGGCTGGTCGTGAGATTGACCGAAGCAGGCTGGCAGAGACAATCCGCAGCAATCAGGCTGGTGAAGCACTTCAGGCGAGAGGGCAAAACCTTTCCTATCAGTCAGCAATGACTGGGCACAATATCGCAGCACAACGCTTGGCTCTGGATCAGCAAGAGTTCGGGTTTAAGATGCAGCAAGCGCAGGAAAAGGCTCAGCAGTTGATTAGCGAAGCACCTAAGCTGTCAGTAAACATGGAAAAAGGCATCGAGACGGCTGTAAACAATGCCACAGCATCATCAAACTCAGCCAATTCCATGAGTGCGCTTGCTCAACAGTTCAGAGCAGAAAAACCAACGACAGGTTTGTTCGGTAACGCACAGAACATGTTCGCAAAACTTACCGGAAGCGATACGACATTGCGTGATTTGCGCATTCGCCAAAATGCCCTTGTTAACAGTCAGGTTCTTAAATTCCTACCTCCCGGCCCCGCAACGGATAAAGACGTTGAGATCGTTCGACAGGGTGCGCCAACTGACATGGATAACCCTGAGACGGTCGCAAGATGGCTTGATGCAATGGCAAACCTTGAGCGACGAAACGCGCAGTTTAATGAGTTTAAAGCCGAGTGGATGAGCGCGAATGGCAACCCTGGACAATCGCGTAATGGCGGTCAGATATTGGGGTTGGATGTTAAAAAAGGTGAATCATTGGGGAGTGCCGTTAAGCGGTATATGTCAATGAATACTGACGCAGAGCCAGCACAAGATTCGACTCCTTCAGGAGAACCACGGAATCAGGTTGGGTCATATACCTCAAAATCAGGCATTCAATTTACGGTGGAATGATGAAAGTAACTGCAAACGGTAAGACATTTACCTTCCCTGATGGCACGAGCACGGAAGATATTGGCACCGCCATTGATGAGTATTTTGCTGGTCAGGCTGTTCAGCAACAAACAGTTAATCAGGCCAATAATGAACCAGCACGTGAAGAACCATCATTGATGCAACAAGCTGGCGATTGGCTCACAGGTGGTCAAAGTGCAGGGCAAATTGCAGAGCAGGCTGGTCGTGGTCTGGTAAACATACCATTTGACGTATTGCAGGGTGGCGCAAGTCTGATTAATGCAATCAGCCAAGGGCTTGGTGGCCCCAAGGTTTTGGATGATGTTTATCGCCCTGTCGATCGACCGACAGACCCTTACGCGCAAGCCGGTGAAACAATTGGTGGGTATCTCCTGCCAATTGGCACAGCGGCAAAAGCTGCTGGAGCGCCAGCAAAGCTCGCTG